ACCAAAGCAAGAGAAAGGTAAAGCACTTGAGTGTGAGGCGCTCATCATTCACGAGCCAGATAACCCACACGACAGAAATGCTTGTGCCGTAATAATCGATGGCCGAAAGGTCGGACACCTCTCAAAGCAAGATGCCAAGGATCAGGTATCGTTCCGTCAGTCCCCTGGATTTTCGTTGTCAGCCAAGGCGTTGATAACGGGGGGCTGGTCTGACCGTAGAGGCGAAGGCAGCTACGGCGTAAGGCTCGACTATGTGCCGAGGGAGCTCCCGGCCAGGCCACTGGAGAACGAGCTGTATCGTTTCATGGGGCAGAAGGTACCGCGTAATCTCAGCCGTGGTGATGCCTGGGACTTTGAGCGTAGCCTTGCCGAGGCCGGTGATGAGAGGGTTGGCCTCTGGCGAACATTCAGAGATGCTGCAGAGTACTTGCAATCTCCCGAAGGGCGTGAAGATTACGACATCAAAAAGCCTTCACTCAAGCAGCTTCGAGAGACATACGCCAGTCTGCTCGAGGAGCGCAAGGGTGAGGGGGACACCAGTCCGATGGATGATGCGGATATCCACGAGAAGCTGGTTGATCTTTTTCCTGATCTGGAAAAATAAGCAGTCTATGACTTGGGGCTGGGTTGAGGGCGCTTATGCCAGGTGCCCGACGACGTCGAGGCGCTCGTCGCCGCGTTGAAACGCGCCGAACCAACCGTCTAGTGAGTCGGCGTGGGTGCGGCTCACCAGCAGCGTGAAACCTTCGCAGCCGTGCTGCTTGGCATTGGCGAAGTCTGTGGTGTCGAATTTGGCTTCGCGTACCATGGTCGTGGCCACTGACCTTATGGCAGATTCGAACATGTCGAGTAGATGCGCTTGCAGGTTGGCGTCGATGTTGCGTGAAGTCACGTCGTCGATGGCGGCGTGTTTGTAACGGTTACTCATGATTGCTGCCCTGTGGTGGGTATGGAGGACATGAACGCGCTGTTCAGCGATAAAGCCAAGCGTGTTCGACTTACTGGCTTGCCGTGCCCATTTCGCTGACCCACGTCTGCAATGCTTTCAGTTGTTCGGCATTCTCGTGGCAGGCTTGGTAGTTGGCGGTGACAGTTCCGGCGACAGCAGAGAGCGCAACTCCTGCGGCGGCCTCATCAGCATTTCGGGCGGGCTCGGGTAGTTCACCTGCGGCGGCAGCGTCGTGCAGGCGCACAAAACCACGGTTGATAGTGCAAGTAGCATCGGCTTGAACGGGCACATAGACTGGAACCTCCTTGATGATGGTTTCGCCCTTCTCGCGGACGATGCGGATGCGGTCGACGTACTCGGTGATGACCTTGACGGTGGCTTCAGCCTGCCGTTGTCGAGCCGAGGCGGCCTGTAGGGTTTGTTGCTGGACGGTAGTATCCCACTGCGCTTGAACGTGGCCCGCACCCTTTATCCAGCCGAAGCCGACCAAGGCAACGACCAGTGCGGGCAAGACCAGCAGGCGATACAACCAAGGGATCAACGTCATGGGGCCGCCTCTCCGAGGCACTGTCGATATTCGGCTTCTCGCCGTGTGACCAGCCCGCCGCAGAGCCGCGTGTTGGCGGGCAGCGCACAGTCCTTCCCCTGGAAGAAGCGCCAGCGCAGCAGCTCGGCGCAGGCTCCCGCGTAATCCTCGGCGTTGAGCTTCCTGACCAACGTGGACTGGCAAAACGCACGGCTGCCGACGTTGTAGGAGAAGCTCACCAGTGCGTCGTACTCATGCTGGGACAACGGCACGGTTACGCAGGTTTTCAGTGCGCCTTCGAACTGCTGCACGTCGGTCAGCGCCCGAGCCAGTGCTTTAGGGGGTGTGGTGGTGTCGCCGAGTTTCACCCCGGTGGTCGTGCCGAAACCAATGGTCGGCACATCCCCCTTGGCCGGGATGACCGCGCGGTCGGTGTAGCCCTCGTGCAGCACGATGCCGACCAGAGCAGCGGCGGACAAAGTCAGGGCGGCCACCGTCCGTCGTTGTGGTCGTCGGATCATCGGTGCATCTCCGGCTGCGCTACCAGGCGGGCGATAGCCGCACCGATGCTGGCGCCAAAGGCTAGCAAGGCAAACACTCCACGCGGCAGCAGATCAGCGAGTAATGGAACTACTACTTCTGCCGCTGTAAAGAGGGCTGCGATGAGAGAGAAACGAATGCTCCAGGCAAAACGGGCGACTCTTTGCCAGTCATCAAGTAGGCAGGGTTTCGGTTTGGCGTTCATTGCGTGCCCCCCATCAGCTTCAGCTTGATGGCGGCTCCAATCAGTAGCGCGACCAGAATGCCGGTGGTGAGTACTCTGACGACGGTGCGCCATGCCGTGCGCCGGGCGTCACGCCACGCGTCCAACAGGTCGCGTAGTTCGCGGATGTCACCTGCGGCGTGGCCATTTTCCAGTCCAAGATTTGACAGGGCGTGTAGGGCACCTTGCTCGGCAGCTTGCTGGAGGAGCCTTTCCAGCTCCTCGGTGGATACAAGCTGCAAGAAGTAGCGTTTCGCAAGGTTGACGCCAACCTGCTGGATCGTAACCGGCGTCGCATCACCCCTCTGGTTGAAACCGGGAAGGTGAAAAAACGTGACCGTGATTACCGTCCGGCTGCTGGCACCGTGCTGGTTCGTGAATATAAGGGGGTCGAGTATCGCGTGATTACGACCGCCGACGGCCAGTACGACTTTCAGGGCCGGATGTTCCCCAGCCTCTCGATGATCGCTCGCGAGATCACCGGCATGCGCTGGTCAGGGCCGTTATTCTTTGGGCTCAGGCCGCCATCAAACGCCAAGACCAAGGCATCTTCGAAAAAGAGAGGTGGACAATGAGCGAAGTCCTGAAGCGCCGGATGCGCTGCGCGGTCTATACGCGAAAATCCACCGACGAGGGGCTGGATCAGGAATACAACTCCATTGATGCCCAGCGCGATGCGGGCCATGCCTACATCGCCAGTCAGCGCTCCGAAGGCTGGATACCCGTAGCTGATGACTATGATGATCCGGCCTTCTCCGGGGGCAATATGGAGCGCCCAGCCCTCAAGCGGATGATGGCGGACATCGAGGCAGGCATGATCGACGTGGTCGTTATCTACAAGATTGACCGCCTGACACGCAGCCTGACGGACTTTTCCAAGATGGTCGAGGTGTTCGAGCGCTACGGCGTATCCTTCGTGTCGGTCACCCAGCAGTTCAACACGACGACCTCTATGGGTCGGTTGATGCTGAACATCCTGCTGTCGTTTGCTCAGTTCGAACGCGAGGTCACCGGTGAGCGTATCCGCGACAAGATCGCGGCCAGCAAGCGTAAGGGTATGTGGATGGGAGGCATACCACCACTTGGATACGACGTGGCAAACCGCCGGTTGGTGCCCAATGAGTGCGAGGCCAAGCTGATTCGCCATATCTTTCAGCGTTTTGTTGAGCTTGGTTCCACGACGTTATTGGTCAAGGAGTTGAAGCTCGACGGTGTGACGTCAAAATCTTGGGTCACGCAGGATGGCCGAACCAGAGAGGGCAGGCCGATCGATAAAGGCCACGTCTACAAAATTCTTGGCAATCGTACCTACCTTGGTGAGTTGAGACATAAAGATCAGTGGTTTCAAGCAGAGCATCTGCCCATCATCGACCAGGAGCTGTGGGACAGCGCTCGTGCGATTCTGGCCACCAACGGACGGGTTCGCGGCAATGCAACGCGCGCCAAGGTTCCCTATCTGCTCAAGGGCATCGTATTCGGCAACGATGGCCGAGCATTGTCGCCGTGGCATACCACCAAGAAGAATGGCCGTCGGTACCGGTACTACGTGCCTCAGCGTGACGCCAAGGAGCACGCGGGCGCCTCAGGCCTGCCGCGCTTGCCGGCCGCCGAACTCGAGTCGGCGGTACTCGACCAACTGCGCGCGATCCTGCGTGCCCCGAATCTACTCGGCGACATGCTGCCGCAGGCGATCAAGCTCGATCCAACCTTGGACGAGGCGAAGATCACCGTGGCCATGACCCGGCTCGACGCGATTTGGGATCAACTTTTCCCGGCCGAGCA